ATCGCTATCGGTATTAATTCTGTAACTGCATCTACAACTATTGTTGGTGGTGATGATAGAACTTATTATATTGATAATCCAAACTGGTCAGTGACCATGTCGAATGTTTCTACTGCATCGACAACTAGAGAAGTGTTTACTACTGGTATTACTACTGATAAGATGCCTTCCAGAGTATATGCAATCAGACTCTCTAAGGATACATTTAAGTTGACAGGAACTGCTGGTGGAAGTGGGATAGGATTCACATTTACTGATATTGGATCAGGAAATCGCCACAAACTTGAAATGAAGAAGAAGCTTGAAAAAGCACTCATTACTATCGATGGTGTAACACAATATCCACTAGCATATACTCCATTAGTATTCAATTTGGAAAATAATGGAGGATCAACTATTGGTGCCGCTGTTTCTTTCCTATCACTTTCTGGTATTTCTTCAATCAGACCAAGAGATATTCTTAAAGTAAATGAAGAGTTCTTAGAAATTCAAAACGTAGGATTTGGAACTACAACATCGGGTCCAATCAGTGGTATTGGAACAGTTCCACTGATTAATGTATCCAGAGGATTTGTTGGAACTTCAGCAACAACACATAATGATGGTTCAGAAGCAAGAATCTTCAAGGGGGCATTCAATATTGTTGGTAATAAAATTCACTTTACCGAAGCACCTGATGGTAAGGGTAATAATGATAGATTAAATGAAAGTGCATTGTCTCTTCCAAAATCAACATTTAATGGTAGAGTTTATCTACGACAGGATTATACTGGTAATACTGTATATGATGATATTTCTTTAGGATTTAATGGAATTGGAAGAACTTTCAGTGTTTATAGAGAAGGAAAAGATACTCTCGGATTGGAAGCAGGAAGCAATTTAGTATTCATTAATGATATCTTCCAGACTCCCGATACTTCTAATAACACTGGTAACAACTATAACTTTAATGCTGATGAAGTAACCGGAATTTCTAGTGTTACATTTACTGGAATCACTAGACCAGGATCTAACGATATAATTATCTCCGAAGAAGATGTTAATCAAAATCAAATTCCAAGAGGTGGTGTTGTAATCTCTGTTGCATCTACTGGTGGTCTTGGATATGCACCACTAGTTAATGCTAAGGTAAAACCAACTATTGGTGCTGGAAAATCAATTTCTGGTATACTCGGTGTTTCTACGTTTAGTTCTTCCCAAATCAATATTAGCACTTCTCGTTATATTGAATCAACTGGTATTCTTAAGATCACTACACAAACACCACATAATCTCTATGGAACGGGAACATTTGTGTATTTAAATGATTTGGAGTTCTCTTGTGCTGCACCACATGCTGGTGTGACTACAACAATATTCCCAGATGGAACTCAAGGATTTCAATATCCAGTTACTGGAATATCTTCCGATAAGACATTTGAAATTAATGTTGGGACAAGCACAATTCCACACACATATGAATCTGGTGGAACTATTCGCCAATACTTCCCACAATTAACTTTTGGTTCTGGATATCGTGGACCTGTTGGTGTTGCAATCACTGATCTTGCATATGCACATAAATTTGTTAGTGCTGAAACTAACTCCATTACAGATAACACTAATGCAACATATACAGTAACTAACGCTAAGTATACTTCACATTCTGGTGTTCTGATTCTATCAATTCCAAATCATGGATTGACCGTATCAAATACTGTTGGAATTGATACTGGATCTTTAACTTTCAAATGTTCCAGTGACAACTTTAAAACAAATCAAGTTTATCCAAGATCAACTGATCCTGTTGCAGGTATTCAAACTGCAATTACTGCAGTAACTACAAATACAATTACTGTAAACATTGGTCCTGCTGGTGGAGCAGGAACTGGTGCAAATATCACCGCTACTGTCGGTGCTGGTGGAACACTAGCATTTAATGTTGTTGATGGTGGTAGTGGGTATATCAATCCAGTTGTATCAGTGGATAGTCCATCTTATGAAAATTTATCTATTACTGGAGTATCAAGACTTGGAACTGGTGCAACAACGGCGACAGGTATTGGTTTATCAATAACATTCGAGTTATCACCATCATCTGTTGGCATCGGCACATCATACTTTGAAATTGATAGATTTCAAATTTCAAATCCGGGTTATTCATTTAGAAAGGGTGATGTGTTTAAACCAGTCGGTTTAGTTACTGCTGCAGGATTATCATCACCTATTTCCGACATCGAATTCACTGTGACTGAAGTATTTAATGATTCATTCTCATCATGGCAATTAGGTGAATTTGATTATATTGATAGCAATGCATCCAGACAAGATAATATAAGAACTAGATTCCCATTGTTTAAAAATAATCAACTACTCAGTTTTGAAAAAAATAATTCTGATGTAACATCTTCTCTCATTGATTTTGATTCGATTTTATTGATTTATGTTAATGGTGTTATGCAAGAACCAGGTAAATCATATGTATTTGAAGGAGGAACAACATTCTCATTCCTCGAACCACCTAAGAGAGAAGATAAAGTTGACGTGTTCTTCTATAGAGGAACTAGAAATATTGATAGTGTTGAAGTTGATGTTGATGAATCAATTAAACCTGGCGATGAAATTAGAGTATTAAAGAATGATTCATTAAGTGTCAATACAATTTCACAAGATTCAAGAATTGTATCTTCAATTATATCTGCAGATACTATTGAAACTGGAATTTATCTTGGTGATGGTATTGATGAAACTAATTACAAACCAATTGAGTGGAATAAACAAAAAAGAGATCTATTAGTTGGTGATAATGAACGACCAAAATCTAGAGATTCTTTAGAGGGTATGGTTTTTCCAACTGCTAAAGTAATTAAAGATTTCACTTCAACAGATACTCAAATTTTTGTTGATTCTGCACAATTATTTAATTATGAAGAAAATGAATCTGCAATAACTATCAACCAAGTTTCTGGATTGCTAGTATCTGGTGATCCAGAACCTGTTGCGTGTGCTTTAACTGCTGTTGTATCTGCTGCAGGAACAATTTCATCTATTGATATTATTGATGGTGGTAGTGGATACGATTCTGGATCAAATGTTACCATTGTTGTTGCAACACCAATTGGTGGTATTGGAACTGATATCTTTAAAGCAGAAATTAAAGATAAAGTTGGAACAGTTGGTATTGGATCCACAGTCATAACTGGAATTGATCCAGCATCAATTAGAGTTGGACATTCTTTAAATAGGGCATTTGATGGGGCGCTGGAAATTTTAGATAAGTCATTTACAGTAATTGGAGTTGGCACAGATTTTATTGAACTCAATAAATCTCCTGCAAATACCAGAACACTTGTAAGAACATTTGATTTTGGTTTGTATCAAGACCAAGTTCGTGCTACTGCATCTACAACAGTTTCTGTTGGAGGAACTATTAGTTCCATTTCAATAACTAACCCTGGTTCTGGATATACATCTACAGCATCTCCAGATTTGCTTACAGCACTACCTGTTGTTCAAGATGAACTGATTACTGGTATTGAGTTTGTTTCTGGTTATAGTGGCATTATTACGGGTATTACAACGAGTGTTGGAACTGGTGGCAATCCACTAGCAATTAGATTTGACTTAGAATTTGATTCTACATCAGTCATTGATTCTTTGGAAGTTGGTTATCCAATTATGGTTTCAAATACAACTGTTGGCGCAGGAGTTACATCTATTGATGATGGTGATAATGCTGTTGTTGGTATTGGAACAACATTTGCTGATAATATATACTATGTTCACGCATTTACCAGACAAAATCTTACTGGAATTGTAACAGCAAATATTCTTTCAACCACCAATCACATTAGCATTGGAACTACTACTGGTCCATATTGTGGATCATTCTCTTGGGGTAGATTATCTGGATTTGCGAGAGGATCATCTGCTATTGGTATCGGAGTTTCTGGATTTACCGTAAATTCTGGTCTAACAACATATCCAACAATCCAAAGAAGAGACTTTGGACTTAGAGATAATGGATCTCTAAGAAAAGATCTTGGTTAATCATTTATAAATATAGAAAAAAGCTAGCGATATGGCTGCGATTGTTACAGATCAATTTAGACTTTTAAACGCTGAGAATTTTGTGGATTCTGTTAGTGATCCCAATAATTCTTATTACGTTTTTTTGAGTCTTGTGAATCCCTCCGCAAATGTTGGATTTGGGAGATCTACTACATGGGATACTAATACTCCCTCACCAATAGATAATAAAAACTACCTAAGTCATGTCAAAGATACTATGATTTTTGGTAAGAGAATTACCAAAAATGATATTAGAAGACTTGTAAGGAGAATTAACTGGAAGCAGGGAACAGTCTATGAGATGTATAGACATGACTATGGATTAGATAATCCCTCACCACAAACAAACTCTTCTAGATTATATGATGCAAATTACTATGTAATTAATAATGATTTTAGAGTATATGTTTGTATAGATAATGGATCTTCAGAAGTAAATCCAACAGGAAACTTCTCCCAAGATGAACCAACGTTTGTTGATTTGGAACCATCACGAGCAGGTGAGAGTGGAGATGGATATGTTTGGAAATACTTATTTACAGTTGCTCCTAGTGATATTATAAAATTTGACTCTATTGAATATATTCCAATTCCTAATGATTGGGAAACAACAACAGAGCAGCAAATTGTCTCTGTTAGAGATAATGGTGATTCTTCAATTAATGAAAATCAAATTAAAAAAATCTACGTAGAAAAACAGGGATCTGGTTATAATACTACAGACGCTGAATTGGATATTTTAGGTGATGGTGTAGGTGGAAAGGCAGTTGTGAATGTAGTTGGTGGTAAAATTACTTCAGCAACTGTTTCTGCGGGTGGAAATGGATATACGTATGGAAGAGTTGATTTATCTACTATCAACTCAGGTGCTACTGGTTTTGCACACCTAATTCCAATTATCCCCCCATCTAGAGGGCATGGATATAATGTATATGAAGAATTGGGAACTGATCGTGTTTTAGTCTATGCTCGTTTTGATGCATCTACTAGAGACTTCCCATTAGATACAAGATTTGCACAAATCGGAATCACAAAAAATCCAAGTAGAGTTGGAACAGCATCTTCTGTATTCAAAGAAAGTCAGTTTTCCAATCTTGGTGGATTTAAACTATCCTCAGTTTCAAATGCAGAAGACGCAAATCCTGGAAATAAAATTTTCCAAACAGTAAGTGGAGTTGGAACTGCAACTGGATATCTTGCTTCTTATGATACAGAAACTCAAGTTTTAAAATACTTCCAAGATAGAAGTTTGTATTTTAATGCTGGTTCATATGATCAAAAAGATTCTAAGAGTGTTTTATCTGAGGCAAAAAAAGTTGTTTTTTCAAAAGATGGTGGAACAGTAACCTCAACAAATAGTTTTAGTGGAACAATCGATCAAGATTTCACTGGAATTACAACAGCAGTTACTTCAACTAAAAACGTAAATTTAGCAACTCAATTTACAAATGGGGTTGCTCTTCCTGAGATAAATAAAGGATCAGGGGATATTATCTACCTTGATAATAGACCTCGTGTCTCAAGAAACCCACGACAAAAAGAAGATATTAAAATAGTACTGGAATTCTAAAATGTCACAAAAAACAAACTTAAATGTTTCCCCATATTATGATGACTTTGATTCCAATAGTAATTACTATAGGGTTCTTTTCAAACCAGGATTTCCAGTTCAATCCAGAGAACTGAGTGTTTTACAGTCAATATTACAAAACCAAATTAAATCATTTGGTAATCACATCTTTAAAGATGGATCTATTGTAATTCCAGGAAATATATCATATAACTCGTCATATTATGCTGTAAAAATTAACCCAACACACGTTGGTTTAAGTGTTGGTCTATATCTTGAGCAGTTAATTGGTAAGAGAATTAAAGGACAAACTTCTCAAATTACAGGAGTTGTTCAAAATGTTGTAAAAAATACTGAATCTATAACTGATGATTACACATTATATGTAAAATATATTACATCAGATTCTGCATTTAACGTTTCACAATTTACAGATGCGGAAACCCTTGTTACCTTGGATAGTGTAACATATGGTAATACTACAATATCTTCTGGTGATACTTTTGCAACATTAATTAATTCGGAAGCAACATTCACTGCATCTGCCGTTTCTATTTCTGATGGTGTTTACTACATTAGAGGGCATTTTGTAAATGTTGCCGAAGATACTATAATTCTAGACCAATATTCAAATACACCTTCATATAGAGTTGGTCTATCAATTTCAGAATCAATTATTGATGCACAAGCAGATAATTCTTTATATGATAATGCCAGAGGATTCTCAAACTATGCTGCTCCAGGTGCAGATAGATTAAAAATTTCTACAAAATTATCCAAAAAAAGATTAACTGATACTGATGATAAAGATTTTGTTGAAATCTTAAGAGTATCTGATGGTGTAGTTAAAAAAATTCAAGATACTAATCAGTATTCAGAAATTAAAGAGTATATTGCTAAGAGAACTTTTGAAGAATCTGGTAATTATGCTGTAGATCCTTTCAATATTGAAGTAGAAAATTCACTCAATGATAGATTGGGATCTGATGGTGTTTTCTTTCCTGGTCAAATCACAGAGAAAGGAAATACACCTACAGAAGACCTCTTAGCAATTAAGGTTTCTCCTGGAAAGGCATATGTTCGTGGATATGATGTTGAAAAAACATCCACAACTATTCTAGATGTAGCAAAAACAAGAACTACAAGAACTGTTGCAACATCTTCTATTCCCTTCACTATGGGAAATAGATTGAGACTGAATAATGTTTCGGGTACTCCTGCAATTGGTCTTAATTTAAATAATAATCACATTATTGAATTATTCAATAGAAGACATAATCCGTCAGATACAAATGCCGGAACTGGTTTAAAAGTTGGAACGGCAAGGGCATATTCTTTTGATCTAGCAGATTCTGATATTTCAGATACAAGAAATGTTTGGGATTTATTCCTCTGGGATATTCAAACATATACGATATTGACTTTTAGTAGTGGTGCATCTCTTGCTGAGATTCCAGTTGGATCATATATTGAAGGCACTAATAGTGGTGCTAGTGGATATGTTGCATCTCATGTTGGCAGTGAATTTTCATTAGAGCAAACATCTGGATCATTTACTATAGGTGAGCAAGTAACTATTAATGGAAGTCCTGCTCTCAGTAGAGCAATCGTAAATATAAAAGTTTTTGGTATCCAAGATATAAAATCAGTATTTCAAACAACAACTAATACAAGTCTTGTTACAGCATTTCATGGTGATGCTTTCTTAACCGAAAGCGTTTTACCAAACTTTAGTTCTACTGATATTATATCAATTGCACCTACAACTGGTATTTCAACAGTTGCAGGTAGAAATTTTGTAGGCGTTAAAACAGATAGTATTATTCAGTATACTGTTAACGGACAAAATCTTCCAAACTTTAACAGAATTACTGGTATTGCAACAGATGGAACATCAATTACTTTAGCAGCTACTCATAGCGTTGCTGGGATAAACAATGCAGCACTCACTGCTGGTAATTACACGTTCAAAGTTCTCACTCCAGATATTGCTGATACTGATAGAGCTAAACTTTATTCGAATCTTAATACCAGTAATATTTCGAATGTTTCTCTAACCAACTCGGATCTAATAGTAAGAAGGCAGGCAATATCACAATCTTCGGATAATAATGGTTCTATAACTCTTAATAAATCTGATATTGGAATCTCTAGTTCTTTCTTTGAACCATATGCATTGAACAGATATTCAGTTATATATTCTACTGGAGTTTCTGCAGATCTTGCTCCTGAGCAAGTCGTAGTTTCTGGTGATGGTGAAAGTGTTACATTGAATGGATTGATTGCAAATCAATCGAATGTTTTTGTAAATGCCACTGCAAAGAAAGTTTCAGTTTTAAGTAAGAAAAAAAATTATATTAGAAGTGAAAAACTAGAAATTGCAAATAGTGCAAATAGTGCTCTTGCAACTGAATCAGGATTAACTCAAAATAATTTCCACGGTCTTCGTATTGAAGACAGAGAAATTTCTTTAAATGTCCCTGATGTTAATAAAGTTATTGCTATCTACGAATCTGTAGACAGTGGAAGCGTCATCTTAGATAAACTTACATTTGGATCTGGTCTAAGTCTTGATACCGCATCTATCTTGGGTGAAAAAATTATTGGACAGGGTAGTGGAGCTGTTGGTCAAGTTGTTACTAGATCTTCATCAACAGAAGTTGAATTTGTTTATTTAAATGCAAATAAATTCTCACCAAATGAATCTGTTACTTTTGAAGAGTCTAATATAAGATCATCAATTCTTGCAGTTAATAAGGGAACATATGTTAACAAAACGAATGATTATGTATTAGATAAAGGGCAAAGAGATCAATATTATGATTATTCCAGAATTGTAAGAAAATCCGATTTTTATATTCCATCTAGAAGGTTGACTATAATTTATGATTATTATTTGGTGCCTTCAAGTGATTCTGGAGATGTTTATACCGTTAACAGTTATGGAACAGAGAGGTATGGTAAAGATATTCCACTCCTTTCGGGTAATATCAGGGCAACTAATATTTTAGATTTTAGACCAAGAGTTGCACCATTTACCTCTACCACAGCATCACCATTTGTATTTGGAAGTAGAGATTTTTCTACACTTGGAGCAAACTCTTCATTAGTTATTGCACCTAATGAGTCTTTCAGTGTTGGATACTCACATTATTTACCAAGAATTGATAAGGTAGTATTAAAAAGGAATGGTGAAGTTTCTCTAATTAGAGGTGTTGCATCAACTAACCCAGTTGAACCAACTTCTATTGAAGAATCTATGGATCTGGGAACTATTGAGTTGCCAGCATATCTTTATGACCCAGATGATGCAAAGATTACTCTTACTAATAATAAGAGATATACAATGCAGGATCTTCGCAAACTTGAAGATCGTATTGAAAACGTAGAAGAATTAACTTCATTAACTCTACTAGAATTAGATACAAAATCACTTCAAGTTAGAGATATTGATGGACTGGATAAATTTAAATCTGGTTTCTTTGTCGACAACTTTAAAGGAACTAAATTTATCAATACTGAAGATCCAGATGCAAATTCTACCATTGATAAAAGTAAGACTGAGTTGAGGTCTGATTTAGTATTCAGTTCATTAAAGTCCAGAGTATCTCCAATATCAACCGAAGATTTATCTACATTAGATTTTTCATCAAACTTTACTTTAAGTGATCCTAGTGTTAAGAAGACAGGTGATCTTGTCACTTTGAATTATTCTTCAGTTGAATGGACTGATGTACAACAGTCTTTTGCAACCAAAGATCAAAAAGTAAATCCTTTTGGAGTTGAAAACTTTAATGGTGTTGTAAAACTTACTCCATCTTCGGACACTTGGGCAAGGACATTAAATGTTCAAGCAGGAAAAATTTTAAGATCACAAAGTGATTGGTCCAATACTTATATCAGTAACTTAATTACTAGTTCCGAAGTAAATAACAAATTAAGATCAAGAAATATTGCTTTCGAAGCAAGTGGTCTACAACCATCAACAAATCATTATTCATTCTTTGGTGGAAGTTCTAATATAGATGTTATTCCAAAACTTCTACAAATAACAATGTCTTCTGGATCCTTCCAAGCAGGTGAAATTGTATATGGGTATCAAGATGGAAGAAAGGTAAGTGCGTTCAGATTGGCAAATGCTGATCATAAATCTGGTCCTTATCTAAATCCAACAGAAGTTTACAGTAAAAATCCATATTCACCATCACTTGATATTGCAACAGTCTATTCATCATCTTCCCCATTAATCAACGTTGATCTAATGTCACTTGCTGATGATGGTGATGGAAGATTTTATGGATATGTATCTCAAAATATGATTCTAGTTGGTGAATCTAGTTCTGCACAGGCAACAGTTTCTGGACAATCATTAACAACTGATGTAGTTGGTGATTTAAATGGTTGCTTATTCATCAGAAATCCACTGACTTCTCCTGCACCAGCAGCAACCTTTAAATCTGGTTCAAAAACACTTAAATTAACTAGTAGTTCTATTAATTCTAATGCTGTTAATGTAAGATTTACTCAGGAGACATTCCACAATAATGGAGTTGTCAATTCTAATGTATATACTGAAAGTGTTACTGTTAGAAGACCTCCATCAGCATTAATTGGTAACGCTACAAGAAGAGATCCCCTATCGCAAACGTTCAGGACAGATAATACTGGTGGTTTCTTAACTAAGATTGGTCTTTTCTTTAAAGCAAAAGATGAAACTGAAAAAGTTTTTGTAGAGATAAGAGAAACTGATATTGGAGGAACACCAAAAAATAAAGTTGTTCAAGATTTTGCTAGAGTCGGCATTTTGCCCGCAAATATTACAGTTTCTACAGATGGAACATCTGAAACAGTTGTAAATCTACTTTCTCCATTATATTTACAATCTGATACCCAATATTCTTTAACTTTATCATGCCCAACATCCGATGAATATGAAGTTTGGGTTGGTGAAACAAATCAACCAACAGTAGCAACTCAAAATTATCCTGCTGCGGATCAGATAATATATTCTAATCAATATACTGGTGGTAATCTATACAAACCACAAAATGGATCTGTTTGGTCTCCAGTAATTTCTGAAGATTTGAAATTTAAATTATACAAAGCAGAATTTGCTTCTACATCTGGGATCGTATACTTTAATAATCCATCAATTTCCGTTGGAAGCACTTACACTTCGGCAGATGCAAATATTCCACATTTAGTAAATAATCCAATTAAAACCCTACCACGTAAGTTAATTGTTGGTATGTCAACTTCTCAGGCACTTGGAAGTATTCTTGTTCCTGGCGTTAAAGTTACTGAAGGTGATAACAATGGTATTATTGAATTTGTAGGTGGAAACGTTGGAACTGTTGATATTAGCACTGTAGGTGTAGGTTATTCAAATGGAACCTTTAATAATGTTCCATTATATACTATTTCTGGTAACGGTTCTGGTGCAACAGCAAACATTACTATCTCTGGAAATGGTGTAAATGCTGTTTCACTAGCATCAACTGGAAATGGTTATAGACAGGGTGATTTACTTGGAATTACGACCAGTTCTGTTGCTGGAACTGGTAATGGTGCTCTAATATCTGTTGATACTGTTCCAAATATTGATACGCTCTATCTCACTAACATGAATGGTGAATTGTTTGATAGTGGAGATACTATAGCATACCATGATGGAAGCACACTTGTTTCTATGGCAGGAACAATAGTTAGAGGAACGTCAATAATTCCAGATGAAATTTATGCTGGAAATGTATTTGAAGTTTCTCATTATAATCATGGTATGCACTCAAACAGTAATATTGTAAATATTAGTGGTGTTGAACCAAATACATCTTCTAGCACAATATCTGCTGCGATTGTATCGACAAACACTACAGTTTCTGTTGCAAATACCGCACTATTTGCATTATTTGAAGATTCTCCTGTTACTGCAACTAATCCTGGATATGTCATCGTGAACGATGAAATTATTTCTTACAAACAAATTAATGTTGGATCTTTAGAAATTGTTGCTCGTGGTGAAAATGAGTCAACAATTAGAAATCATGCTGTTAATGATGAAATTCGCAAATATGAATTAAATGGAGTTTCTTTAACTCGTATTAATAGAAAGCATGATATGCCAACGGATCAATCTTTAGTTACTAAGAGGAATATTGACACATATCATCTTCAGGTTGAAAGACCAAGCACTAAAACTGGTGGAACAACTCAATTAAATTTCAATACCGAGGGTTCTTTTGGTGGCACTAATTGTAGTGCATCTCAAAATATTCAATTTAATGAGATAATTCCTTACTTTAATGTTGTAAATCCAGGAGATACAAGTATTTCTGCAACACTAAGAACAGTTTCTGGAACTAGTGCTGGTGGTAGTGAAGTTTCATTCCAAGATCAAGGATATGAATCTATTGCTCTCAATAAAGTGAACGAACTTTCAACACCAAGAATTGTATGTTCAAATATTAACGAAACTAGTAGATTAGTATCTCTTCCTAAGAATAAATCATTAACTCTTGGGATAAGAATGGAGACAAATAACACTGCTCTTTCCCCAGTTGTTGATCTTTCTGAAGCAGCAACATTTGTATTTGCTAGAAATAGATTAAGTAGACCAATTACTAATTATGTGGTTGATTCTAGATCAAATCAAAATACAGGTGATCCACATGCTTCAGTTTATATTTCAAATACTGTTAATCTACAAAGACCAGCATCAACACTGAAGGTATTACTCTCATCATATAGAAATTCATCTAGTGATTTCAGAGTTTTATATAAACTTATTAGAGCAGATTCCAGTGAAGTTGAACAAACTTATGAATTGTTCCCAGGTTATGATAATTTGAATGATGTTAATGGAGACGGTTATGGAGATACTGTTATAGATACTTCTTTAAATGATGGTTTGCCTGATAGTAAGGTAAATCCAAATACTGATGGTGAATATTCAGAGTATCAGTTTACCGCAGATAATCTTGATCTATTTGTTGGATTTACAATTAAAATTGTAATGAGTGGGACAAATGAGGCATACACTGCTAAGTTTAAAGATCTAAGAGTGATTGCTTTAGCATGATACCAGTTGAGGGCCATAAAAATTTATTTCGTAATGAATCAGGTGCAATTATCAACTGTGATATTACTGAATACAATCAGTATATTAAAATGAAACGTGATCGTCAAAAACAGAAGGAAGAAATTTCCGAACTGAAGAAAGATGTTCACGAAATCAAAAATCTACTTATGGAGTTAATCAATGCCCGACCATAACGAAATTTCTTTGGATTCGGTTACTAAGATGTTTGAGTTTGAAAAGCACGCAAGGCAGATTGATGAATGCAATGATATCAATGAATTGAAAAGTATGCTTAAGTCGTCAATGAAGTTATTTTTAAAGCAACAAGAAGTTGTATCCAAACTCGGATTGAAAGGCGTATAAATATATTTTAGATCCTGAAAATTACCAGATTGGTATGCTATGCCAGACATAAAAGTAAGAGTAGGTCAACAAAACGCAATCAAAGTTGTTTCTTCAATTGCTGGAGAATCATCAGGAACTCTTGCTGGTTTGAGTGATGTTAATGTAAGTGGTGGTTTAGAGAACGGAATGGTTCTTGTATTTAATTCCACTACAAATAAATTTGACGCAACATTAGAGTTAACGCCAGGAACTACACAGAATTTAGATATTAATGGAGGCTCATTCTAATGGCGAGTATCATTAGAGTCAAAAGATCTACTGGTACTTCTGCACCAAGTACTCTAAATTATGGTGAGTTAGCACTTACAATTGGAAATGGAACACATGGTAATAGGGGCGGAAGAGTATTTGCTGGAGATAACTCACAAAATCCACAATTAATTGGTGGACGGTATTATACCGACCTTTTAAGCATTGCACCTGGATTAGTTGCCGGGCAAGATAACCCAACAACACCATCAAATGGTTTTATTCCTGTCCTTTTAACGGATAATGGAGGAAATCCTGGTGGAACTGGAGCAATCACTCGTTTACCAAGAGTTGATCAATGGACAGTTGACAATCTGACTATTGATGGAAATACAATTTCATCAAATGATACGGATGGTGATATTGTATTAAGAACTAACGGCACTGGCGAAGTTGTTATCCCAGATGATCAGTTCTTAGTATTTGGTGACAGTAAAGACTCCAAGATTGAATATGATGAGGATAATTCCAATGCCGTTCAGGTTACTGGTGCTCCCTGGGTATGGAATGTCGCACAACAATATCTGATTCCAACAGGTAGTCAGTTTGTTATTGATAATGTTGGTATTTCATCTAACGTTATTTCAACCAGATCTGGTGGCGGAAATACTCTTTATATTGATCCTTTCCCTGATGGTTTTAGTAATGAAGGAACGGTAATAATTAAAGGTGATCTTCAAGTTGATGGAACATCTACAACAGTAAACTCAAGTTCAGTTACTGTTAATGAGTCCATCATGAATCTTGGTGATGTAACCAGTGTAAGAACTGTTATCACTGATGTTCAATCTGGTGTAAGCACCGCAAGATTAGATTCTGTTGTTGGTATTAATACTGGCGATACTCTTGCGGCAACTAGCATTAATGCCTCAGGCATTGCAACAATTTCTGCAATTGATATTGCAGCAAAAGTTGTTACATTTAGTGGAGCAACAAGTGCTGGTCTTTCTACAACCACACAAATTACAGTAACTCACGGATTTGATACCAATACAGACCGTGGTATTTCATTCGATTATAACACAAGCAGTGGCGTTGGAAATAACAAAACTGGTTTCTTTGGTATGGATGACAGTTCTATCGCTGATAGTTCTGCAGGTGCATTAAATCATGGAACACATGCTGATAACAGTAGAAGATTAACCTACATTCCTGATGCATCTATTAACAATAGTGTTGTTGGGGGAGCAAAAGGTTTCTTAGATATCAAAGGTATCTATTACCAATCTGGCAATTATGATACTAATGGTATTGTATATTTTGATAGCACTGGTCTTCAAAGATCTACAAATCAACCAGGCGATGCTGATACCACAGTAACTTCAACTCAAATATTAACTGCGGTTACTGAGATTGTTTTAACTTTGAATGGTAACGCAAGTTTGAGTGCTGGAGCACAAATTACTCAACAAAATAATAGTGCTGCATATGGTATGGTGAAGACTACAACTTCATCATCTAATAGTGTAACACTCATTGGTGTTCAAGGAACATTTGATACTACCAATGATATTGTTACTGATGGTACTAGTGTTAATCAAAACCCAACAAACGTTGCTACTACATATACAAGTAAACCAACTTGGACATCAACAATTGACGGAGGAACCTTCTAGAGATTATGAATAGTGAAGTAGATATTAATGTGTTAGTGACCATTTATAATCAAAAATTAGCATCACTAACAAATCAAAATGTTTTGTTGGAGGCAAAGATTCAAACACTAACAAAAGAGTTTGAAGATGAGAAGAATAGATTACTATCTGAACTTTTAGAATATAAAAAACCAGAACCAGTAACTATCGAATCTAAATCAAAACCTTCAACAAAAGATGATGATTATCAGAACTCAGAGGTTGAAGAATAATGGCAAAACCATCAACACGTCAAGGATTAATTGATTACTGTTTAAGGCGTCTAGGTGCTCCTGTCCTGGAGATAAATGTTGATGATGACCAAATAGATGATTTAGTTGATGATGCCATCCAGTACTTCAATGAGCGCCACTTTGATGGTGTTGAGAGGATGTACCTTAAGTATGAACTACAGCAAGCAGATATTGACAGGGGAAGAGCAAACGGAACGACTGGTGTTGGAATTGTAACCACCACAGCAACTTCTGTAGATAGTGGTTCTGGATCTTTCACATCAAATTTTTACGAAAATTCTAATTTTATTCAAGTTCCAGATTCAGTTATTGGAATTGAAAAGATATTTAAATTTGATACTAGCAGCATCTCTGGTGGGATGTTCAGTATTAAATATCAATTATTTTTAAACGATCTACATTACTTTAATTCTGTTGAGTTATTGCAATATGCAATGACTAAGAGTTATTTGGAAGATATTGATTTCTTATTAACAACTGATAAGCAAATCAGATTTAATAAGCGTCAAGATAGAATGTATCTTGATATTGATTGGAATGCACAGAATGCTGGAGACTTTTTAGTTATTGATTGTTATAGAGCACTTGATCCAGATTCATTTACTCAAGTTTATAATGATAGTTTTGTTAAAAAATATCTAACATCATTAATCAAACGCCAGTGGGGACAAAATTTAATTAAATTTAGGGGAGTTAAATTGCCAGGTGGTATTGAATTAAATGGTAGAGAAATTTATGAAGATGCTGAAAAAGAAATAGAACAACTCAAGCAAATAATGATGCTTGAGCACGAATTACCACCTCTAGATCTTATTGGATAATGTTAAACCCATTTTTTCTACAAGGTTCTCAGTCCGAACAAAGACTTGTTCAAGAACTAATTAATGAGCAACTTAGAATGTATGGGGTTGATATTACCTACATTCCGAGAAAGATAGTTAATAGAGATACTATATTAAACGAAATTCAAACTTCTAAATTTGATGATAACTACACTGTTGAAGCATATGTCAACACATATGAAGGGCATTCTGGTGCTGGAGATATTCTAACTAAATTTGGAATGTCACTCAGAGATGAGTTGACAATTACAATATCGAAAGAAAGGTTTGATGATTTTATTGCAATGTTTCTTGAAGGAGAAAGTGATGATGAAATTGTTGTGTCTAGTAGACCAAGAGAAGGTGATTTAGTTTATTTTCCTTTTGGACAAAGATTATTTGAAGTTAAATTTGTAGAACACGAAGATCCTTTCTATCAGTTAGGTAAAAACTACGTCTATCAACTCAAGTGTGAACTCTTTGAATATGAAGACGAAGTTATTAATACATCTGTTGATGAAATAGATACTCAAATTCAAGATGAAGGTTATATTACTACACTAAAACTTACTGGAATTGGTGAGACTGCATCAGTATCCCCTGTTATCAATACTGGTTATGTAAGAGAAGTATTTTTGAATAATGATGGAAATGGTTATACATCAGCACCAATCATTCAGTTTGATGATTCACCAGTATCAGGTGGAACTGCAACAGCAGTTGCTATAACAACATCAGTTGCTGGTGTTCGTTCAATAAAAGAAATTTTATTAACAAACGCTGGATTTGGTTATACTTCTTCCCCCCAAATAACAATTTATAGTGGTGGTGGTGTTGGAGCAGCAGCAACTGCTTCAATTGAAACTACAGATAAAGGTGTTGTTTCCTTTGCTTTAGTCAATGCTGGTTCTGCATATCCTGCAGTTCCTATAGTTACGGTTGCTCATCCATCTGTAGGTGCAGTTGCAACAGCATCTACCACGAGTGGAATTGTTACCTCAATTACATTGACAAATCCAGGAACAGAATATAAAACTGCACCCACAGTTACATTGTCAACACCATCTTCTGGTATCAATACAGCAACAGCAACAGCAACTATTGGTACTGGAGGTACGGTAACCGGATTTACAATTACTAATGGTGGAAGTGGTTATGATGGATCTGTAATAGTTTCAATCTCCAATGAAGATTCAAATAAAAATGGTATTAGAGCAGTTGCAAGGGCAGAAATTTCAGAAGGAAATGTTGTTACTGCGGTAAGAATTGTTAATCCTGGTATTGGTTATACAGAAAATCCAACAGTTACTGTTGCAGATCCTCCAGCAATTTCAGGTATTGGAACATATCAATTTAATGAATTAATTACAGGAGAATCTTCGAGAACGACAGCAAGAGTCAAAGAATGGATTCCTGCATCAAATACACTTAAAATTTCCTATGTTGATGGAACATTCACAAATGGTGAATTGATTGTTGGTGCAGCATCTTCTGCAACGTATGCAGCAGATTTTTATACCAATGATGATACTTATGATAAATATACTGACAATGATTCTATTGAGACTGAGGCAGATCTCATAGTTGATTTTACAGAATCGAACCCTTTTGGTAATTATTAATGTTAGGCACATATTTTTATCACGAAGTAATTAGAAAAACAGTTGTTTCTTTTGGAACTCTGTTTAATCAAATTTACGTGAAACATGATGATGCAAATGGAAATGTTGAAAGTGAAATCAAGGTTCCACTAGCATATGGTCCTGCTCAAAAATTCTTGGCAAGATTGGAACAGCAGGAAGATTTGAATAGAGCAGTTCAAATTACATTGCCAAGAATGTCTTTTGAAATGAATAGTATTTCATATGACCCAACAAGAAAAGTTTCAATAACTCAAACTTTTAAGGCAGTAGATGATAATAGTAGAATTAAAAAAGTTTATATGCCAGTGCCATATAATCTTGGATTTGAGTTAAACATTCTCACAAAATTAAATGATGATGCTCTTCAAATTGTTGAGCAAATTCTTCCATATTTTCAACCATCATTTAATATTACTGTTGAGTTAGTAAACTCAATTGGAGAAAAAAGAGATATACCAGTTGTATTAGATAGTATTTCATTTCAAGATGATTATGAAGGTGATTTTTCTACTCGAAGAGCTTTAATCTATACATTACAATTTACAGCAAAAACATATCTGTTTGGTCCCATTGCGGATAGCACAGATGGAATTATCCGTAAGGTTCAAGTTGATTACTATTCCGATACCGATAGACAGAAAGCGAAGAGACAAGTTAGATATACCGCTACCCCACAGGCAAGAAAAGATTATGATAATGATACTGGATCACTAACAACAGAAACTATTGATCTTACAGAAACTGTAATTGAATTAAACGATACTTCTGGTATTGCAGTTGATAATAGAGTTATCATTGATAGTGAGATTATGAAGGTAACTAAGTTAACTAGCACTTCTATAACGGTTAAGAGGGCACACAGCGCGACAATCGCAGCAGAACACCGTAAGGGATCAAAACTCAATGTTCTCAGCACTGCTGATGATGCTCTCGTTGCACCAGGTGATGACTTTGGATTCAACGAAAATCTTGATTTCTTTGAGAGTGGAGCAGACTTTAGTCCAACTAGAAAAATTGATATTTAATTTATGTCTGACAAATTTGATTCTATCGATGATGCTCTTAACACTAAGTGTGAGATCGTTAAAACAGAAGGACAACCTACTGAACTAAAGGTTCCTGATAAAGGTTCTCAAGACCTCACAAAGGATTATGAATATACAAGAGCAAACTTATATTCATTGATCGAAAAAGGTCAAGAAGCGATCAATGGTATCATGGAACTTGCTGGAGAAGGTGGAAGTCCCAGAGCATATGAAGTTGCTGGACAACTTATCAAAAGTGTTGCAGATACAACAGATAAGTTAGTTGATCTTCAGAAAAAAGTAAAAGATCTTGAAGAAGATTCAACAACAAAGACCACTAATAATGTTACAAATAATGCATTATTTGTTGGATCAACATCAGATCTACAAAAACTACTAAAACAAGGTTTTCTAAATAATAGTAACTCAGACACTAATAATGAAAAAGTGTAAGCAGGGTTATTATTACTGCTATAAAGATGAAAAGTGTAAAAAGATTCCACTAGGATATCGTGTGGGTCTGGGTGGATGGCTTCGTCGTGAAAAAGAAGAAGAAGAGGATACGAAAAAAAATGGCAATGGAAATGGTGAGAATGGCAATGGAAATGGGAATGGGGAGTCTAATGGGGGCTCTGATGGCGGAGGAGTATCAGAAGAGTGGAGTGCAAAATATAAAAAATCTATCGATTGTAATAGTCCAAAAGGATTCTCTCAACGAGCACACTGTAGGGGTAGAAAGAAAGTGAACGAAGAAAAGAAAGATCACGAGTATTCCATGGCTCGTTCAGAACTCAAAACTATTAAGAACGCTGCTTCCCGTCTTGAAAAGAAAATGGGTAAAAAAGGTGAAGGTGAACTTAAGGCGTGGGTTCAATCAAAAATTACCAAGGCAGCAGATTACATTGACACTGCAGCAGATTATGTAACTAATGAAGAAACCATCACAGAAAAAAGAGATGGTAAATCTGCAAAGGATAAAGGATATTCTCTTCGTGATTGGTTTAAAGGTGGTGGTTGGAAACAAGCTGGTGGTAAATATGATGGAAAACCTTGTGCTAAACAACCAGGTCAAACAACTAAACCATATTGCCG